ACAACAACCCGTTCCGACGTTGTAAGCCACACCGTTGCAAATCGTGCGGGTGTTTAATCGCCACCCGTCAATGTTTGGCGTGTTTGGCAGCCGAAGCGAAAAGAGAAACAGCCGATGCCGTTTGAAGCGTTCAACACCCGCAGGTGGTTGGGATCCGATGTTAACTACCTAAGGTTTTCGATTCTACGCCACACCAACGGAGCAATACAAAAGCAATTCCGATTGGTGATTTGGTGGAGTGAAATCGAACAACTAGGTTGGGCCGATCAAAGTTTTTGCCGTTGGCATTTTGACCGAGCCGAACAAATGTTGGCGGTGGATTTGGACCCGACGGGGGACTATGGAACGAAGTTAATAAAGCACCATCGACGGGGCGAATTGTTGTTACCCGTGGGCGTGGCCGCATTGGTTGCAACGTGGCGGACGTTCGACGACAACCACCGCCGGTACCGAATCCTAACTACCGTGAACCAACCACACCAACGTATTGAAATTCGACTCGGTGAGTTATTAGAAGGGCCCAACCATGGCAAAAAAACGAGCAAGGCGATTAAGCACGAATACACGTACGTTGTTGAACCGCCACACCAAGGGCCATAAGTACGGGGCGAAACAAACCGTGGTGGACGGGATTAAGTTCCCGAGCAAACGCGAAGCCAAGCGGTACGGGGAATTAAAGCTACTCGAACAAGCCGGGAAGATTTCCGCGTTAACCCGCCAAGTCCGTTACCGATTGGTTCAGGTAGTCCACTACGTGGCCGACTTCGTTTACCACGACGAATCGGGCGTGGAAGTGGTGGAAGATGTTAAGGGGTACAAAACACCCGAATACAAGGCCAAGAAAAAATTGATGGAATCACAACACCAAATCGTGGTTCGTGAAACGTAAACGTTCGCAACATTGGAGGAAATGAAGTGGACCAATTAAGACTAGATTTTGGCGAAAGCGCCGAAGCCGAACGCGTGGCCGAAACCGCGATAAGGGCACAACGCGCCAGGGCGTTGGAGTCCGCAGCCGTGGCCATTGGAGCGCGGGCCGGTGAGGTGTTGTATCGTGTAGCCGGAACGCTGGCGGTATTCGTCGATTCACCGAGCCAACGCGCCATGGGCCTATCCGGTTTGCGTTGGGTGGGCACGTGGGCGGAATTGGCCAACCGGTTGGAGTGTTCAGCCGAGAGCGTTAGCCGGGCCGTGCGCCGACTTCGGACCGCCGGTATTGTGACCACCACCAACACGGTGGACGACCGGGGCGCGGTGGTTGGGGTTTGCGTTGAGATCCAAATGAAAGTGGTTCACCAGTTAACCGCACGTTTGGCCGACGTTACCCCCCCCGGCGCTGGCCCCGGCGCTGGCCCCGGCGCTGGCCCCGGCGCTGGCCCCTTCATTTCGAAGCCACACTATATACCGGTTTTACCGTTGAATCCGAAGAATCCGCCACCCCGAACGGCGGGGGCGGAATTGGAAAAGTTTGGAAGTCAAAAACGAACCCTTGGAAGTCAAATTCCAACCGGTGGAAGTCAAACCCCACAACGCACAAACGCACCAGGCGAGTGGGAACGGATCGCCACCGAGTTGCAAACCGCCGGGGTGCAACGCAGCGCCGCGACCATTGCCGCCGCTAAGTCCTCGGGCATGGATCCCGCAGCCGTTGGGCAAGTGATCGCCGAATACAACACGCACCGCCGCCGGTTCGACGGGCCGGGCGCGTTGGTGGATCGGATCCGCAACGGCGCGTGGCCGGTGGAGTTGCCAACCGCCGAGAGTCTCGAACGCAGCGCCGCAGCCGTGAGCGCGACCAAATCGCAATTCAAGTTTGAACAGGTTCGTGGACAAATCGTGATGGCCGCGCGACGAAGCGGGAAAGCGATAACCGACGAACAGGCCGACGAACTAGCAACCCGAGCGTTGCAGGGGGCAACATGAAACCGCACGTGTTCGCGTTGGTGGGTTGTTCGAAGCAAAAGAAAACTTCGGTTGACCCAATGGAGTTTTTCCCCGCCGGGGAGTTGTACCAATCGCAATTGTTCCGGGCACGCGTGGACCACGTAACACGCCGAGGAATCCCGTATTTCATTTTGTCCGCCAAAGCCGGTTTGATACGACCGGAAACACGGATTCGGACGTACGACAAAACGTTGCGAGATTGCGAACAGATTGATTTCGCCGCGTGGCATGTTGGGACCGCGTTGAACCTAATCGACGAGTTGTACCACGATCACAACATTCGAGATTTACGAACGGTCCGAATTGAGATACACGCGGGCGAACAGTACGCCGAGCCCCTTGCAACCATATTGCACAAGGCCGGGTTGTTCGTCGGGCGTCCATTGCAAGGCGTGGGTATCGGAAAGCAATTGCGATATTACGCACAGTTTGAATTCCAACCGATAGCGAAAGGCGGTGAAGCGTGAGCGCACCCACATTAGAGGAGCTTTTCGAGAAGTTCCGAAAGCTATTAAACGATCCAGAATTTGTGAGCCATCGCGAAGCGTTCGAGAAACACTTTCGCATGGTTGCAAGTGGGGAAGCAATTCCATTACTGAATTTGAATAATGCAGTTATGGCCGCTCAATGCGTTATTGTCATCCTAGAGCATGTAAAGCGAGAAGCGAAAGGCGGTGAGGCGTGAGTAATACCACAGTGGAGGTTGTGGCATCGTTGAAAGTCCCAGTTGGCGTTAGGGCGTTGGGTGTAGTCACTAGGGCACTATCGAAGGAATACGGGCCAGGGTTGTGTATGCGACAAACCGGGCAGTTTTTGGAGTTCATACGAGACGTACCCAAGGAACCAAAGGAAAAGGAAACCCCATGATTGAAATCGTAATTACCGCGTGTTTGGCGTTTGCCGCCGGTGTGGTGGTGGGCGTTGTGTTACTGGCCACCGTGTTGGTTTGGATTTCCAATATGGATTGGGGGTTGGACCGTGGGTAGCAATAGGTTTGATGCAATCGGGTGGTTATTAACCGCCACCGTTGTGTTTGCCGTGGCCGTTGTGGTGTGGCAAGCGGGCACCGATCCGATACCACCGGAGGAACGCGCCGAACGTGTGGACAGTTTCGAGGGCAACCGCAGTTCGAAATGGCCCAAGGTGCGAGCCGCCCACGTTGCGAAGTTCCCGAGGTGCGCCGCGTGTGGAAGTTTGAAGCAATTGAACGTTCACCACGTTAAGCCGGTGTGGTTGTACCCGGAACTAGAATTGCAACCGCCGAATTTAATAACGTTGTGTGAGCAACACCATTACACCGTTGGGCATGATCCCGACGGGCCGTTTGGACCCTTGAAGCCAAATTGGAAATCGTGGAATCCAAGCGTTCGTTTACATGCCGAAACTATGAGGGAGCAAGCAAATTGAAAAAATTCAAAACGTGGATTTGGAAAACGTTAGTTGGAAGCATTGCGAAGGAACAACACAACAGTTGCCACGAATTGTTGTTGCAACGGATCCACGAATGCAATGATTTGCGCCAACAGGCAATCGAATTACAACAAGAGAAAAACGCCGCAGTAAAGGCCGTTCAAGAATTGATTGCCAAAGTAAGCCAAGTGGAGCAACGCGAGCAATACGCAATTAAATGGGGCGAGGAGCTTAACAAACGTTTAGGGCATATGGAAAAAGAATGTACCCACGCGTTGAACGATCGCAACGTATTGGGACATAGGCTAGACATGGAAACACAAAGAAAACGCGCATTGATTGCCGCCGCCGTTGAGTTGAACAAACAGGTGGCCACATGGAATCAAGCCCTCGAAAACATCAAAAAAAATTTCCCCAAAGAATGGGACGATGCCACAACCCCGAAAACAACAAATTAAGTTTGCCCAACGCAGGTTGGACAATTCGACCCGGGACGCAATCGCCAAGGCGATTACCCAGGCGCAGTTATCCCAAATCGAAATTGCGCAATTGTACGACGTGAGTTTGTCAACCGTGGTGAGAATCAAACGCACCCTACGCGCACCACCCGAACAACTAATTGTTGTGGCCGACGTTGAACCGTGGCGTTGCCCCGGGTGTGGCCACCGAATTACCACCGCCGCGTGTGTGGCGTGTAGAGCAACCCGCAGCCGTGAGAGGATCCCGCGATGAAACGAACACCAAGAAAAAAGACCGTGCCCGAATTGAGAATGGAACACCAAAGCATTCCGGGCCGGTGTTGCACGTGTCGGTTTTGGATCGACGCGCAGCAAATGCAACACGTACAACCCAACGTTTCAACCACCGAGTTTAACCCAGTGACGCGGGAGTGTTGGGCAAGCAATCCCGCCGTGGTCCCCATGGATCGCCGACCACACACGGGGCCGTTCGATTGTTGCCGGTGGTACGAATCGACCGAGCCGCCCAAGTAGGACACCGCCAGGCCGGGCCGTACATTTTGGCTCATGGCCACATTAGCAGACCTACAAACAAAAACGGATTCCGCAATTGCCGCGATGGAAGCAGGCAACTATGAAAGCGCCGCGACGTTGGCGCGTTCCGCGTTGCTCATTATTGCGACTACGCCCGACACGCAATTTGACGGTGGCGACCAAATCCGGTTTGATCGAGCCGGGGCCACCATGGCGTTGAAGGAAATTCTAAAGGCGTGCAACTCGAAACGCTGGGCCAAAGCGGGAACCGTGGTTGAACCAATCGAATACCGCCGGGGATAACATGGCAAACGAACAAACGTGGGGCGTGTGGGAATGCTACGCCGGTGACCCGACGCCCAAGAAATCCACCCGCCATTGGGAAGGGGCACAAACCGATCGGTTGAATTTTGCGCATTGGGAAAACGCCAGCGATAACCCGGTGGCCGATTTGCGCACCGACTTGGTGGAGTTGCAACGCCGAGTCCGCCACGAATCCATAAACAACCCGGTGTTGGATTCCGCGATAGACACCCAACAAACCAACGTGGTGAGCGCACGCGGGCCAGCGTTGCAAGTGTTGACCGACGACCAAAAGTTTAACGACGCGGTGGAGGCGTTGTACGGTGAGTGGTCCCGAGATTGCGAATATGCAGACAACCTATCCATGGTGGATTTGCTAGACGGTTGGGTGGCCCAATACATGATTTACGGGGCCGCGTTTTGTCGGGAAATGATTGGCCGCAGCGTTTCGCAATACAAAATTTTTGACATGGGCCCCGAAGCGTTGGACACCAACAAACTAGGGAAGAATCTACACAGCGGGGTAGAAGTGAACGACAACGGGCAGGTGGTTGCCTACCACATCTACGACCCCGCCAACCCCACGTCTAAGGATACGTTACCCGCCGACCTGTGTCTGCACTTGTACCGCCGCCGGTTTGCTATGCAACGCCGAGGTTACCCAGGGTTCGCCAGCGTGTTGCAACCCGCAGCCGACTTGCGAGATTACGACGACCAAGTTCAGGACGCCGCACGAGCCGCAGCGGACCACGCGGTGTTTTTCTACTCGGACCACCCGGACGCGGAATTTGTGGAGCCGGAAGAAAAGGTACTGCCCTACAAACGACGGGTTCGGCAATACCTTAGGCCGGGTTGGAAGATTGCACAGTTGGACGCCAGGCAGCCCGCCGCAACATACCGCGATTTCCGTAAGGAAAAACAAACGGATATTGCGAACGTGTTGGAAATGCCGTTGATGATTCTCCGAAAGGATGCCAGCAATCACAACATGAGTTCCGCGCGGTTCGATGGCAGCCGCTACGCCAAGGCGGTGGAGAGAATCCAAGCGAAGTTGGAACGCCGAATGTTAACTATGATTGTTCGTCGGTTGGTTCGGATCGCCCAATACACTGGCGTGTTACCACCGACCCCGAGAAAAGCGGAATTGGACGCGTTGGCGTTCGAGTTCCCGAACGTGTTGCTACCGATTTCGTGGACGTGGCCCAAGCCGCCACCGGTGGACCAACTAAAAGACGCGATGGCCGAGCGCATCAAGTTGGAAAACGGAACGTTGGCATTGTCCGAAGCAATTGCAGCGGACGGACGCCGACCGGAGGAAACATTGCGCATTCGAAGCCGCGACAACCAAGCGTTGGTAAAAGCTGGTTTGCCGCCGTTGGTGGGCGCAGTCCCAACGCAATTGACACCGGAGCAAATCGCCGCGTTGAACCAATTGAGTGAACCGATTGACGCCACGCCAGGCACGCCAGCGATTGACACCCAAACCGAATTGGAGAACCCATAAATGGCAACCAAAGTTCGACGCCGAGGAACCAACACCGCCGAGCAACGAAGCACGCAACGCCGAGCCAAAGCACCCAAGGCACCGACCACGTTGGACGACAACGCGCGAACGGTTCGGGCCGTGATCGCCACCGATACCCCGGTACAAATCTACGACGACTTGGGCAACGGTGAATACGGTTACGTGGACGAAGTGTTGTTGCCGGGTGGAATGGTGGCCGTGGATAAACTGCGGTTGAGACTTGACCACAACACGTACGGCAGCCGTGGCGTCATCGGACGCGTAAGCGAATTGGAAACCAACGCCACCGAGGTAACCGGGTTGTTGCATTTCTCACGCGCCGCCGACGTGGACGAAGTGTTCCAACGTGTGCGGGAAGGGAATCTAGACGCGGTAAGCGTTGGGGCTACCTATCGGATGAAAGACACCACCACGTTACAGCCGGGGGAATCCGCGACGTACGCCGGTACCAAATACACCGCAACGAAAAACCCAATGCGGATTGTTCAGAAATGGACGCCAAACGAAACCAGTGTGGTGGACGAAGGGGCCGACCCTCGGGCCGTGATCAGAAGCAAGCAAACCGCGAAGATTAGGACACGTACCGAAGCAACGCAACAATTGCCACGAACAAAACCGGGGATTGGTGGGGCTACTTTTAACGAGGGTGACGATATGACCAAGACGAAACGCAGGGTAACCCGAGTTGGTGCCCAGTCCGCGAGCGTGCAAGCGAATCAGCAAGCAACCACCGAACGCCGAGCCAAGCGGGCAACGGTTGCCGCCACGTTGGCATTGGACAACGCAGCGTTGGAGCAAGATAACGACCAAGGCGACGAACACGCACAAACCGCACGGGCACACCACGCCAACCGCGTGGCCGAAATCGACCGCCGCGCCGATTCCCGAGCCGCAGCCGCCGGAGCAACACCGGAGCAAGCGGACCAAATCCGCCGCGATGAACGCGCACGTGTGGCGAGGATCCGCGAACTAGGCCAAGGCCAGCCGGACGAATTGACCGCGCGAGCCATTGAGGACGGACTAAGCCCCGAGCAATTCGGGTTGGCCGTGTTGGAGCGTATGCGGGGAGTTTCCGCCGGGCACCAAACCCAACAAAGTGGCGACGGTGTAAACCGAGCCCCAGCGGCGCACGTTCGACGCAACGCACCGACCGAACAAAGTTTGCAGGCCGGTTTGCTTATGCGGGCCGGAATTAACCTTCAAAACCCCGTGTTTGCTACCGAGCAAGCCCGCGTGGTTCTTGAACGCCAACATTGTGGTTGGTTGTACCGAATGAACGCGGACATTGCCGACGAAGGCAACAGCGATTTGGAACAAATCATTGAGTTGGGCCGCCGATTCTCCAACGACAGCGCACCGCGCACGTGTGAACGGTTGTTGACGGTGGCACAAATGGACGGTGGGGACGACTACGAAGAAACCGTAAACCGGGCATTTTCCACGCCGTTTTTGCCCCGCGTGTTCGGTTCGATTGTTTCCGTCGGTTTGATCCAAGGGTATTTGGAGTACCAAGATTCCACGGTGGGGTGGGTGGCCGAAGCGGATTGGTCCGACTTCCGACAAAACCAGCCCATCGGAATTGACGCCACCCAAGGGCTACGCAAACACACGCCAAACACCCGCGCTAAATCCGTGGATTTTGCCGACTTCGGCGAAGCGTACGCGATTGCACGGTACACGGGGTATTTTGCAATCGACGAAATCCACGTGATTAACGACGCGGTGGGAATGGGCCAAACCGTTCCGCAACAGTTGGGCGAAATGGCCGCGCGATTGCGTCCTGATTTGTTATATGCCGCGATGCAACGCAACAGCAATTTGGCGGACGGGAACCCATGGTTTCATTCCAGCCGTGGCAACGTGATTTTCTCCAACGCGTTGTCGTTGGACAACCTTGGGAAAGCCGAAGCGTTGATGGCCGCGCAAACCGTTTCGACCAAAGCGGGAATACCGCGTCCATTGAACCTTATGGCGGGGTACCTAATCGTCCCTCGGGCGTTGCGTGCCCTCGGAAAACAGGTTGTTAATTCCGCGTTGGTAGTCAGTGGATCCACGACCACCCAAGGCAACATTAACCCGCACGATGGCGAATACCAATTGCGCAGCGATGCCCGATTGGACATTGGCGTTATTGACCCCGACACCGAAACCAAAACCACCGGTTCGACTTCGGATTTCTTCATTGCCGAGCGAAGCGGACAACAAGCGGTTCAAGTGGGTTACCGCCGAGGAACAGGCCGAGCCCCGAGCATTCGAGCGCGTCCATTGATGGCCCCAGGCGAATTCGGTTGGGGTTGGGACGTTGCCCACGATTTGGGGTTGGGCGTGTTGCGTCCAGGCGCAATGGTTCGCAGCCGATCCGCAGCGAGCTAACGAAACCGTTGTGATACCCCGGGGGCTAAGTCATACCGCGAAGTCCCCGGGGTAGTCCAACACAACCACAACGGATTTACACCACAGACATTTTTGAACAGGGATTTGGAAGCATGGCAAACGAGATTGTTCGGGATTTGGGCGGGTTGGACGGTCGGGAGGAATTCATCGCCGCAGCCGCAGGGCGAAACGGGGACATTGTGTTCACGGGATCCGGTAAAGCCGGGATCGTGTGCGAACCGTCCACGTACGTGGTTGGCCAACGTGTGGCAATTTCCACCGACGCGTTGGTGTTGGCGGATTCCGCTAGCGCTACCACGTTTGCCGCAGGGGCCGCCGTTCAGTGGAACACATCCACCAAACTGGCGGTTGCGACCGGCGGTACGGCAATGGGCAAGGCCGAACGCGCCAAGGTAGCAAACGAAACATCGGTGTTGGTTCGGTTGAACTAACACGATTAACCGCAGGGATGGACGGGAAAATGGCGGGGGATTTCCCCCGCCATTTGTTTTGAACACTAACAACCACAACGGGGGCAACTAATGCGACGTTACAACGCAGTTTTGAAACACGATTTGGCGGGCGATGGCAGGGTATACAAAGCGGGTTCGGTAGTGGGTACGGTGGAATCCACCATGCCGATAACCAATCTAGTTTCCGCTATGTTTTTTGGGGACGTGCAATTGGAAGCCGACCCGAGCCAAGCACCACCACCACCGGAGGAAATCCGCCAGGTTCGCCGCGAACAGGTGGCCGCGCCGAGTCCCGAGCCGCAGCCGGTGGAGCTAGACGCCGACGCGTTGAACGCGATGGACGCGGACGACGAACCGACCGAGCCGACCACACCGGAGGAAACCAAACCGGAGCTACCCGTAGGGTTGCAAGCGTTGCCGCCACGGATCGCCGCAGCGTTGGCCGAACACGAATTCACAACGCGGGCCGAGGTTCAAGGGTATTTGGACGATGGCGGGTTGTTGGCCGACGTGCCCGGAATCGGTAAGGCCGCCGAACGCAAAATTTTGGAGTGGTTGCAATCGTGAGCCGACACGCCACCAACGCCGCAGTTGCAGCCGCCAACCATGCCATTTGGTTTGGCGAATCGACCGATTCCGCCAACGCGGTACAGTACCGCACCGGGCCGAATTGCGAATGGATCGCCATAGACGGCGCGGTGGTACACGGTGAGGAAACCAAATGGGTTCGCAAGGGTAACCCGCAGGTTGCCCAACAGGTAATCCAACGGTGGGTGTATTCCGCCGTGGACGTTCCGTTGAATGCCGCGTTGCAAATCGGTGGTTGCGAACATCAATACACCGTGGTGGCAACGTTGCGACGTGGTGGGCGTTTTGGTTTGACGTGCCAACGTGCAAACACCCACGAAATTACCCGCCCGAATTACCGCCGCGAAATGGGAGGCCAGTAATGCCCAACGTGTTAACCGATCCAATAACCGCATTGGCCGCGATGTTTCGGGATTGCCGCCCGTTTGCGGATTGGTTGGGCATTCCGTGGGACGGTGTTTCAACCGCCGCGCGGGTGTACGTGGACGGGGTTGGAGCCGCGCCGGAAGTGGGCACGATGACCCCCGACGAAATTACCCAATTGCGTCCGTACGTGATTTTGTACCCGGACCAACGGGGGTACCGATTTGTTCGGGACGCGTCCCCAAATTGTTGGAGTGGGGAAGGGTACATACTGGCGGTGTTGTCTCGAGGGTACGACGCCCAATTGAGCATTACCGACCATTGGCACGAAGCAGCAAACAAGGTTGGCCGGATAATCTCAAACGATGACCCAGCCACGCCGGGTTTGCTGGAGTTGGCCGGTATCGCCGGTTATTTGGCGTTCGAAGAATTGGAAGTTTCCTTCGTCGGTAGGACGCCACCGGAAAACGTGGCAGACTACGGGGACGCGTACGACATTTTATTGGCGTTCAGATACTAGGGGCAAATATGAGTTGTTCGGAAATAGGCCAGCCCCCAGCGCTTAAGCGGGCCACGATTTCGAGGGGCGACGATTACGCGTTGTTGTTGGCGTTCAAGGTTGCCACCGTGGCCGTGAACCTAACCGGTTGGACCTTCGACGCCAGGTTGCAGCGTACGGGCCAATCGGACGTGGTAATGGCCGCCGCACCGGACGCCGCAGCCGGTACCGTGACGTTCAGCCTAACCGCAGCGCAAACGGCGGTAATGGTAGCCGGAGCAAACGCCAACGATTTGGCCGGGCGTTGGACCATGAACATTACGGGCACCGACGCGAACGGGAAAAAACGCCGCTACATTCGGGCCAACGTGTTCGTTATTACCTAAGGGGGCAAACGTGGCGGATTACGAAATTGAAGTGATACCACCCCCCGAAATTGTGGTGGAGTTGGTAACCGGTTACGGTGTGCCCAACGGTGGGGGCGGTGGCGGTGGTGGTGGCACGGTAACCGTAAACGTGGGATCGACCACCACGGGGCAGCCGGGAACCAACGCCAGCGTGACGAATACCGGGACATCGCAGGCCGTTGTTTTGGCGTTCGTGATTCCTCGGGGGGACGTTGGAGCAATTGGACCCGCCGGACCGCAGGGCGCAACCGGGCCGCAGGGGTTGCAAGGTGACGCCGGGCCAGCCGGGCCGCAGGGGAACACGGGGCCGCAGGGATTGCAAGGCAACACCGGACCAGCCGGGCCGCAGGGAAACACGGGGCCGCAGGGGTTGCAAGGTGACGCCGGGCCAGCCGGACCGCAGGGAGCAACCGGACCCGCCGGACCGAACACCGTATCGGGCACCACCACCACCGCGTTGGTTGGCCTACTGGCGGGCAACGGTACCAACGTGTTGGTGGCCGGGATCGGTACCGGGTTGCAGTATTCAGGCAACACCCTAGCCGTTTCGGGTGTGGTGTTGACCACCACGAACCAAAGCGTTGCCGGCGTCAAAACGTTCGCCGATACGTTGGATTTGAGCGTTCAAACATTGACCGACGCCGCAACCATAAACGTGGACGCCGCCACATCAAACAAATTCCACGTAACGTTGGGCGGTAACCGAACCCTAGCAAACCCTACCAACGCGGTGGACGGGCGGTTGGTAATCTTTCGACTCCAACAGGACGCCACAGGCAACCGCGTGGTTACATGGGGCAGCGATTACCGATTCGGTGGTGACCTAGCCGCCGCCAACGTGGTGTTGTCCACCGCCGCAAACATTACCGACCGAATCGCGTTCGAGTACCACGCCGCCGATGGAAAATGGGATTGCGTTAGTTTTGTGAGGGGCAGTTAAACACCATGAAAATTACCGAAACCGAATTGCAACATTTAATCGCGGGGGATCCGGTGGCCGCCGATTTGTTTCGCCGTGGTCAGTACGCCGATTGCGCGCACCGATGCCGCGAAATTGCCCCGAAGGTATACGCACCCGCGAAACTATCGAGAATCGGAATTCTCGGGTTGTACGCCAACGCGCCGACCGTGGCGATTGCAATTTTGGAAGCAATCGAAACCGCCGCAGCCAACAACCGATTGTTCCGTGAGGTGTACAGTTTTATGGCACCAGGCACCGCGCCGGAACAGTTGCCGGATTTTGGGTTGGCACCGATCCGCGCAGCGTTGACCGCACCGCAGGAACATGGCGGGATAGGTTTGAGCCACGAACAGGCGTTGCCGTTGTTGGCCGCCGGAGAGCAAGCCGACGACATTACCGCGTTGGACGTTGAACGACTACCCAGGGGAACACAATGGCCACAGTAACAAAGAACGCATCGACATTTTCGACCGTAGAAGCGGTTACACAGATTGCCAACGGGAACATGGGGACGTTGCGAACGTTGGACCTAACCACCAAGTTTGGCGCTACGTTGATGGTATGGATCGGACGCCGAGCCGCGACCACACCGACCCGGGCCGCATACGTGGCAATCCGAAATTCGGACAACAACACACGCGTGTTCCCCGGTCCCGCCGCGTTCGACGTTGCGAACCAGGCACCGACGACCGCAGCGCCCGCCACCACGTTGTCCGCAGCCGCAGCCGCGAACCAAAACCAATTGACGGTGGCAAGCGTTGTTGGATTTTCGGTGGGGGACGTGGTGTTGATTTCCGGGGCCAGTGGAGCGCGTGCCCAGTGGGGACGTATCGCGCAAATATCCGGTTCGGTGATTACGTTGGAACGTGACCTACGCGACGGAAACGACAACGGGGACAACGTGGTGGGATTGGCCGACGCCCGACGCGTTGCGTTGCCCGGTGGCGACGTGTACGAAATCCGTTGCGTTAACTTCTCGGGGTTGGATTGCGTGTTTGCCGTGGAAGCAATAACCGACGAAGGGGAAACCATCGCGTGAAAGCGTTCGCAAGGCAGGGTTTCGATTGGTTGTTGGACGGTTGCCGGGGCATTTGGTCCCCCGTGGTATCGGGCAACACCGGCGAAACCGTGTTGGACATTAACCCGACGACGAACAACCCCGGCGCGTTGTCCGGTATGACCGCCGCCGAGGCGTGGCAACAATCGCCGATTGGCAACGTTTTGGCGTTCGATGGTGCAAACGATTCGGTAACAATTCCGACCGCCGCAACACTCACAACCTACCCGTTCACCCTAGCAAGTTGGGTTTATCATCCGAGTACAATACCCGATACTACCGCCGCGTTAACGTTGTCGGTGGGTGTTGGGCAAACACAGTATTTTGCAATCGGTTACAGGCGAGCAACGCCGCTACCCGGTATTTTTGCGCGGAACACGACGTTCAATGAAAACGCCAACTACACCGCCACATTCAACCCAGGTTGGGTGTGTGTGGTGGGTGTGTTTGCTTCAGCTACACGCCGTGAATTGTGGGCCGATGGCAGGTTGACAGCCGTATCAACAACCAGCGTTCCGCAGTTGGCCAGCGTTTCATCTGTCAGGTTAGGTTCAGGGTTCAATCAATTGTACTACCCGCAACGGATCGCCGAAGCAATCGTACACGCAGGGCGTTGGACGCCCGAGCAAATTGCACAGTACAACGAAGCGGGGGCGGGTGGCGCGTTGACGTTGCAGCCGCCGACCCGCCGCCGATCCCGTTATCTACCAAGCACGCCACCACCAACAAACAACCGGCGCCGCACATCTCGGTTGGTTTGCTACCCAGGATAAACGCCATGGAAATCACGCGAATAACCATTGCCGAGCGTGGCCCCGTCCCCAGGCAGATGGCGAAACAACACCGCCAGGCGTCCCGCCAGGCGTACCAAGCAATCGCGGAGAAGCACCACGAAGAAAACACCGCGAAGCGATTTACCAAGGAACACGCATTGGCAGCGGGTTACCGCAAACGGGCCGGGGAGGAACACCCGTTTGGGTCCAAGGCGTTTTGGAATTCCTACACGGGCCGGAAATTGAAAAAGCATGGCCACACGTTGCCGTTGGTTTTCAGTGGGGCAACTAGGGCGCGTGCCCGCATGGCCACGATTGTGGTAACCACCAACCGGGGCCAATTGAAATACCAAGTAAACGCGCTCAACTACCAACCGTGGACCCGTGACGAATTCACAAAGATACTACCCGCCGAAGCCAAAGAGTTGGGACAACATTGGGACCGAATTTACAATCGCCAATTCAATCAGGATTTGAACCACGGTTTGCGATTTGTTTAGGGGTGCAACATGGCGTACAAGGGCCACGCGTTAAAGATTGGGGCGAATTGGATTGGGGGCATTATCAGCCAGCAGTTGACCAACGCCGCGAACATGCAGACCGAGCCGACAGCGGGAAGCGTTTACCCGTTGCAAATGAGCATTAACGAAATCAAAAACGGATTCCGTTTTACATCGTACAACGTTGCCACCGCGTTGGGTGTGTTGGGATTCCTCGGGGTACCATTGAGCGTTGGAAGCCCCGCCGAGTTGTACGAAATCAACTATGGCGATGACGGTTTCATAACAGCCGGCGCAACCCATCGCAAAGTAGCATTGAGCGCGGGCCGGGCAATCTGGCGGACCATCAGTTGCGCGAACCGACAGGACGCCCAAATCGAAATTGAAATTTTTGGCCTATCGTCCAACGGGGTCTTGAACCCGTTGACGTTTACCGAGGGGGTGGTGGCACCAACAGCGGTGGACACATCGCGCCACACCATTGCCGCCGTGCAATTCGGTGGTTTGGATTTGGGTTGCGTAACCGACGTTCGTTTGGAATCCGGTTTGCAAATCACTTCCGAGGGTTGCAAATCCGATATTTTCGATACCCGTATGGGGTTGCAATCCATCGTCCCCAAAATTCGCGTTACCACATTGAAAACCGAATTGGTGGGAACCGGGGCCGGGAAGATTGAAACGACCGGAGCCGCAGCCACACACGCCAACACGTTTGTGAAGTTGCGCAAGCGCATAAACAAAACCGGTACGTTTGTGGCAGGGGCGACCGCCGAACACGTTGTAATTACCGCCGACGGAATGGTGGTTGCCACCGATCCGTTCAGCGCACAGAACAACGACGACGCCAACGCCGTTTTCGAACTAACCGCAGCGTTTGACGGGACCAACGCCCCGTTGATGATTAACGCCGCAAGTGCGCTTTAAACCCATGGACACCGAGCCAATGAACAAACAGCAAATCGCCCAAGAGATTGCCGACGCTACGGGCATGGGCGCAAAGTGGATCGCCGACCAATTGGACGCCACCGACAATTGGGAAGCCGCCGACGAATTGTTGAAAATGGGTGGGGTGGATGAAATCCGCGAATTGTTGACACCAAACAACAAAGCGGTTTGACGACGACGACGACGACACAACGGGAAACACAACGGACCATGTTTTTGTACTATTACGAGCGCACCGGCGCGGACAAATTTGCTACGCCACAATGTTTGAGTTATGCCACCGACCGGGGGGCAAGTTTGCAATCTCGGGAAGTGTTAAGCGGACCAGACGGACACGGGGCGGGGTATTTGTTTCGGATCGGGTGCAAAGGCACCGACGCGCGGGAACTGAAGTTGGATCCCGCCACCCAAACGTGGGCCAGGATTCACGCGCCCAACGGGCCGGTGTGTTACGTTGGGCGATGGAACACCGACGGTTTGGAGCCAAGCAAGTTAGCACGGGCCACAGTGTTGGAACACCACCCGGTGGCCCTCGGGGACGGTTCGGTGTGGGCCGCAGCCGTTGCCCGGGGGTTTGATATTGAATCGGAATGGTACTACACCCCATTGCCGAAAACGTTGGCGTTCGACGCGACAACGGGGAAGTGGCTACCTACCAAGGTGGCCAAGGAATACCGCCAGTTTTTGGAGTTGGCCCAACAATATGCCGATGCCCACGACAACGCGGTGGCCGAGGAACAGAAGCAATTCGCGTTTACCGAAATCGACGCGTTAGCCATTGGAGCATTGACCGCCAACTACCGAATCAGCCACGCGGAATTGGCGTTGTTCGAGGACGTTTACACGGTGGCGGTTCGGGACGCGTTGGTACATTGCGCGTTGGATTTCCCGACCATCAAAAAGTGGGTGGACAAAAAAAAAGAGTTGGCCGACGCTACGCCCGCTACCTAGTTTGGCGGGCCGCCATGGTCCAAGGCGTCCGACCGAGGATTGCCGGAAGTTTCGCCGACCAATGGGCGTGGTTGGCCGGTTGGTAGGTGTGGATTAGGACAGCGCCGCCCCGTTGCGTATCGTTGTAATCTGGATTTGATAACCCACAACACAACGGAACAACACAATGGACACAACCCACACGGTGGTTATTGCCGAACCACCATCCAAGGGCCTACGATTTTTGGTTGGCGTGGCAATGCTTTACGCGTTTTGGGCCAACCGCCGGTTGATTGCCGGGTTCGTGTTTTCTTCTATCGCCCCCCAGTCCGCAGCCCCCGAGGGATTTGCAAGTGTGGCCACCATTACCGCCGTGGTGGTACCGTTGTTGGTTGATTTCGTGGTGGCCCTCGGGGGTGGTGGAATCTTTATTGCCACATTTGGGTGGCGTATGTTTGCCGACATTGCCGCAGGGTGTTGGCAAATGGTGGCCAACTGGCGAACCGGGCAAGCCATGCGGGCACGTGTGGCCGCAGCCGTGACCCAGGGGACCAACGCCGCGCAGCAATCCGCCCAAGCAATCGCACAAACCCAAGCCACCCACACCGCGTTGTCGTTTCGGGATCCCGAGTTGGCGCGGTTTGCGGAATTGGTTCGTGGCACTATGGCCGATTTGGCGAAACGCCAGGCCGTATCGGACGAATTGTTGGCGGGTTTGATTCAATCCCGGGGAAGCGTTGGCGGTAGTTCCTCCAGCGCCGCCGACGCTACCCCACAGGGCTAAGAAAATGAAAAACGATTGGTTGAACGAATCGGTACAGGTTGCCCCTACCCGCCCACAGCAACACCCGAGTGGACCCCATTGGGAAACCTTGGGTCGGGTGTTGCCGTGGGTTTTATTGGTGGGCGTTGTCGCATGGTTTGCGACTCGGGGCCAACACGGTGGCGAACCGGTCGGTGTTGAGGGGTTACGCGTGTTGGTGTTGGAAGAATCCGCCGACCGCGACCGGTTGGACCCGGAGCAAATCGCCATTTTCGGCGCCGTACCGATTCGGGAAGCCGTGGCCGCAGCCGGTGGGGAAATCATGGTGTTGGACGTAGACGACGACACGGGCAAATTGAAACCCGAGTGGGGCCGGTTGCGTGATCGAGTCCGCAGCCGACCGCCGGTTGTTGTGTTCGCCAATCCGAAGCGGGCCAAGGAAATGCCCCTACCCGCCGACGTGCCCGAATTTCTGAAGGAATTAGAGGCGTTCGCACGATGAGCGATTACAAAACCAAGTTGCCCGCCGGTATGACCGTGTTCAGTGATCGCAACACGAACGGGTTGGTGGTACAGGCCGCCCAAGCCAACGCCGGTATGGGCCGTGGATACGTTGCCCGCGATTTCGACGCCGCGCCGTTTGGCACGTACACAGCGCCGTTTTCCGGTGACGTGATCCCACGCAACGAATGGGCCGAACGGGCCGAAGCGTTGGACGTTCGCAAGGCCAGCGCGGAGCATATCGCAAGCTATTTCAAAGCCCCAATTTTGAACCAAAGCCGCCGCCCGTATTGTTGGTGTTACGGTGTGGCCGGAGCCATGCAAACCGCGTACGCCATTGCCGGGCAGGAAGTACCGCATCTATCCGCCACGAGCGCAGCCGCGAAGATTAAAAACTACACCGACGTGGGCGGGTGGGCAGGGGAAGCCATAGAGGGAATCCAGCGGTTTGGAATGTCCACGGTGGAGTATTGGCCGGAAGCCGCATTGGATCGCCGATACGACACACCCGAGCAACGCCGCAACGCCGCGTTACACAAAACGGTGGAGTTCGAGGAATTGCCAAGCCAAAGTTTCGACGCGGTGGCCACCGAGTTGTTGCACGGTAGGCCGGTAACCCTCGGGTTGTTGTGGTGGGGCCATTTGGTATTCGCCACCCGGTTGGTGGTGTTGGGCCGTGATTCCTTCGGTGTGGTAATCCGCAACAGTTGGGGCACCGAGTGGGAAACCGGAGGCAAGGCCGTGTTGGTCGAGTCCCGAGCCACACCCCACGAAGCGTTTTCGATTCGATCCGTAACACTTTATCACAACCAACAGGGCGACGAATGACCGAGAGCAAACCAGCCGAACCAGCAATGGCCAACACGTTCCGCCGAGCCGAACCGAGCAACGACGATTTGGGCGGGGAAACCGTCGTAAACGGTTTGCGGATCCAGTGGAGAAAAACCGACGTGGAGTTTGGCACCGCGCCGGGATCGGTGAGCCCGTTGGAAGTGTTGCGAGCCGTGGCCGCTAGGTTATCGAGTTTGCAGCGCACCGCCCAACGTGCGGACGTAAACGCGCGGGCGTTGTGGCATGTTACCAACGCAATGGACCAATTGGCGGGGAACGTTCCCGCCGAGGATTTGAGCAAGTTTTTGAGGGAGTTACCCGAATGAAAAACGGACAATGGATTGTGGCGGGAATCATGGGTTTGGCGGTAGTGTTGGCCGCAATGATTGCGGGAACACCCGTTGGTGTGGCGGATAATCCGCAACCACCGCAATGGGAAGTGGCCGCCGGTTTGGATCGCCCACAAGCAAGCCCAAGCGATTCCCCAGGCGGATTGATTGGACGGGTGGAGCGATTGGAAAACCGCGTGGCAAATCTCGAACGCAGCGGATTGGATACCGCCGCGCCGAGTGTGCAGCCCGCAGCCGCAGCCGTGGCACCATCGCCAATTGTCGCAACCGAGAGTTGGCAAGAATACAAAGTGGTGGACGTGCCCGCCGTGTTGTATTCCGAACCCACGGTAGTTCAATCGGGACAGTACAGGCAAACCACTACAATAACCACCCAACAGTGTACCGGCGGTGTGTGCCGACCACAGGCAACGCCGGTTCGCAGAATCTTCCGACGATAGAACGGGGCAGGGATGTTTCAGTTATTCGCACAGGCGGACAGCAACCACGTGGTGTATTGGTTCAATCAAGGGTTTGCCGTGTTGGTGTTGGTGGCCGGAGGTTGGGGAATATACAAGTGGATTACGTGGGCCAACGTCAATGTTATCATTCCGGTAAAAGATGCCGGAATTGAACATTTGCGGGTTACAACCGCGACCATGAGACAAGTACAAACCACACTGGCGGACCAACACACCGATATTGCAAACATTCGAAACAGCGTACAAGCGTTGGACGAACGCACCCAGGAAATTGCCGATACCCTCAAACGCCAGGCGTAAACGTTGGAACCAAAAGTGGAATTGGCGGGGATCGCCGCCAGGTCCAAGCAGATTAAGGGTGAGAAGTTAACGACCCGGGAAACCCAGGCGTTAACACGGTGGCAACGGGAATTGGCCGCCGAATTGCGGGGTACCATTCTTTCGGAAATCCCCAAGGGCGTGTATTGCGAAATGGCAGGACGCCAACAAAAGGTAGTTGACGAATTTGGGGCACGCTACGACATTGCCGTGGACGTTCCGACCGTCAATTTGTTTGTGGTGATAAAAGAGCTACACACCAGAGTTAGCGAACTGGCCGCAGCCGCCCGCCCGAATTTGGACGCGGACGAAGAAGAATTGGTAAAGGAAAAACTACGCCAGGAAATTGGCAAGTTGCAACGCCAATCCGCAGGGTTACAAATCGAATTGGATCGCCACATGGACAAGCTATTGGCGAAAGCGGACGTACAAGCGGGGTTGGATTGGTTGGCTTCCCGTTTGCGGGCGTTAGGAACCCAACTACACCGCGTGGTCGGACAACCAGGCGTGGACGCGGTAAACGAATTTTTGGACGCCCTAGCCGCCGAAGTGGAAGCCGGCGCGTTGAGGTTCTAACCAATGGCGACCGAGTTACACAGCGACGACGGGTTGGTGTTGCTACGCCCCGCCGAGTTTGGACCCTTGATTGCGGGCGCGTTGCGTGCGGGCCGCGGATCGCCCCCCCGGAGCTTTTCGCAATGGTTGGGGGAGGAAGTCTATTTACCCGCCGACGGTGGCCCCTACTCGGGCCGCCGGTTCAGGTTTGAATATCAGCCCATCGCCAAATTGTGGGCCGCCGAAATAGACTCGGGCCGGTGGAACGAATTCGTTTACACGGGGCCGAGCCAAAGCGGTAAATCATTCCTTGGGTACGTGTGCCCGTTTTTGTACCACGTTACCGAGTTGGCCGAATCCGTTGGGTTTGGCGTCCCAATGGAAGAAATGGCCGGGGACAAATGGCAAGCCGACATTAAGCCGGTTTTGGAAGCCTCCCACCGGTTGAAACGATTGTTGCCCAAGTCCGGGCCGGGATCCGCGGGCGGTACGATTCGGGACCGCGTGGTATTCGCCAACGGATCGGTGGCCAAGATTCTAACCGCCGGTGGCCGTGACGCCGCCAAAGCCGGTTACACTTTGCGCACCATCTTGGTTACCGAGGCCGCAGCGTTCAGCCGTATTTCGTCCAAGTCCCCCGAAGCCGACCCATTGGAGCAATTGCGAGCCCGCCAACGTTCGATTAAGTGGGCGGACAGAGCCACGTACATCGAGGGGACCAATACGACGGAAAAGGAATTGCCGGAAACGTTGCGTTCAACGTCCACCGATAGCAGGATTTTGAGCCCATGCCCGCATTGTGGCGAATGGATTTGGCCGAGCCGGGACAATTTGTTGGGGTGGGAAACCGCACGGACCGAAGTTGAGGCCAGCGAATTGGCCACGTGGATTTGTCCCAAGTGTGGGGAAGCAATCACAGCCGACGAACGGCGCGACGCGTTGGCCGATTCGGTGTTGGTACACTCGGGGCAGGAAATCGACCGGCGCGGACGTGTGACCGGTGACCTACCCCGAACCAAGCGTTTGTACTTCCGGTATGGGGCGTGGCATAACGCGTTTTTGAACGCCGCAGATTTGGCCGTGGATTTGTGGGCCGCCGCACAATTGGAACCAGGCACCCGCAGCCGTGAGCTAGCCGAACGGAAATTGTGCCAATTCGTTTTTGGATCGCCCTACACACCGCCAGCCGCCGAAGTGGGGGAAGTGTTGGACGAATCGGACGTGGACCGGCGCGACGTGTTGCCCCGAGCCGTAGCGCATGCGGACGCGTTACACGTGGTAGCAGGTGTGGACGTTGGCGAGCGCGTTTGCCATTGGGTGTTGCTAGTAGTCCGACCCGATGCCCAATTGCACGTGTGCGACTATGGGACCGTGGAAGTAGACCGAACCGAGGGTGTAAAAGCCGGGTTGAAACGTTGTTTGTTGCAGTTGTACCAACACTTGGAATTTGGCGTGGCCAAAGACGTACCAGCCACAGCCGTACCCGTGGCCGGTGGCCGGTGGGCATGTCGCAACGTTTACGTGGATTCGGGCCACCTACCCGAAGTGGTTTTTGAAGCCGCCAAGGAATTCAACACCACCATTGGGCGGGAATTTGTGTTGCCGGTGTTGGGTCGGGGCGAAACACAGTTGGCCAAAAGACGCTACGCCGTACCCACCAAAACGGGAAACGTGATTCGGAAAATCGACCCCGAAGGGCGTTGGCATTTGTCCCGAGTCCGACGCGCCCGAATTGACCAATTGACCCTAGACGCCGACGCGTACAAACGATTGGCCGACGGTGGTTTTCGAGTAGCCGCAGGAAACCCCGGGGCCATAACGTTGTTCAGTGGTCCGGGATCGGTCCACCGTACGTTCATCCGGCATTTGATTAACGAACAGTGGGTAACGGAGGAACTACCCGACCAACCGACCAAGGCGCGGTGGGTGGTGACCGGGGCGCAGCATTACAAGGACGCGTTGGCATACGCCATTTGCGCCGCGACTCGGTTGGGGTGGAACCCGAACGCGGAGGTACCAAAGACACGAACGAAATGGGCGGAATAATCGCGTTGGTCGATTTGTAAAAACGGTACAATAACGGGCGCGTTTTTGCGTGTTTCTTCAAAACAACCCATTGGAGGGGGGGCGTTATGAACCAACAAACTAGCCGCCACCAACCACGTCGTTTGAGCCCCGAACAAATCGCGCGGATTCAACGTTGCGACGGTTCGTTGCGACGTGTGGCAAAGGAATTAGGGATTGGGAAATCGACGGTGGACTACCACCGCCAAAAGGTATACCGCGAATGGGACGCCGCCGAAGTTTCGGACGACCAAACCGAGGTTGCCACAATTGAGTTTTCCCGACTGGCGACCCCCAAGCGATGCCCGACCCATGGTTTGGTACACGTGTGGCCGTGTGTGATTTGTAGTTCGAAACATAGGCAATACGAATAATGGCCCAAACAATTGTTACCCTCAGCGGTGACGACGCCGAGTTGTACAAAGCGTTTCAACGCATCTTGGACCAACAGGCCAAAACCGAGGGGGGCTATAAAAAAATAGCCGGCGCATCGAAGGAAGCCGCCGCAGCCGCCAAGGCCGCAGCCAAGGAACAGGCCGAGGACGAAAAACGCCGCGTTGATGCAATCGACAAAACGATAGGAACCGTAGCCGGTTTGGTTACTACTTACGTGAGCGTTACCGCAGCCGTTAGCGCGTTGACCAAGGCCCACGCAGAATTGATCGACAATCAAGACAAGGCGTTGGGCAAGGCCAAAGAACTAGCCGCAGCCCAACAGGAAGCCGCGAAAAACCTAGCCGGGAAAACACCCGAGCAAATCAGCCAAACGCTACAACGCACCGTTCCCGAGATTGCCAAGGAAACACAGTTTAGCGATTTGGCCAAGCTAACCACCGCGTTGGGATCCGCCGCCAGTATCGTAGGGGAAGATAAAGCAACCGGGGTTGTGTCCGCAGCCGCCCAATTAACCAGGTTCACCCCCGAGGCCCTCGGGACCACCGCGACCGCGACCGCCGACATTATGGCCGCGACCGGATTGGGTGACGCCAAAGAGGCGTTGGCGTTGTTGGCGTCCACGGGATCGGTGGCACGCCCGGAGGATTTGAGCAAGTTAGCCCAAGGGGCCGCCGCAGCGGTCAACGCAGCCATTGCCCAAGCCCCCGCCCAAGATAAGGTAGACGCCGCGCGGGAAGGTGTGGCGTTGTACGCCAAGTTAACAGCGGTGGACCCCTCGGGCCAAAGCGCCGCGACCGCAACGACGGATTTTATCCGCCAGGTTAGCGCGTTGTTTGCGGATCCCAAGTTGGTGAAGGAACGCAACGAACGAATTGAAACGTTGAAGTTGGGAACCACCGACAACGCGTTGGCCGTTCAGTCCGCACAAATGAAAATTGCCGACACCCAACGCACCGCAGAATTTTTCAAGCCGACGGACCAAAGCCCGGAGGCGGAAACAGCGCGTTTGCAATTGGCCAAGGCACGCCAAGATTTGGCACAGGCAGAATTGAAGGCCAAGCGGGACGCCGACGAATTGCGACGGTTGCAAGTGATCGACACCGCGACCAAGGCCGAAACGCCGGAACAGTTCGAACAACGCAAGCAAGCCAATCAACGCGAAATAGACGAATTAAGTTCCGGGATTGCACGCGGTGAAGCGAACATCAAGGGTTGGACAGAGGTAATAGAAAAAAACCCGGGAAGCGATGCCGCGAAAACATTTGGAAGGGTGCGTGACCAAATACAGGAAAGAATTGAAAAAGATTCGGTACGGATAGGGGAGTTAAAAAGCGAACGCGAAACCATGCAACCGGTTACCACCGACACGTTCAAGCAACGGTTGCAGGTGATTCAGCGAACGCCCGAATTGCGTGGAGCGTTACAGGAAACGTTGACGGGGGAAGCTAAGTTCCAACCGTTGTTCCGTCAATTGTTGGACGGTGAAAGCAAGCTAACCGCCGGATTCAATGAAGCGTTATCGACCGTAACCACGGACGTTTCCGCATTTGAAACCGTGGCCGCAACCACAGTACAAACACCCCAAGCCCGTGTGGTAGAGGCCGCGAACCTAGCCGAAACCGCTTTGAACATCCAACAATCGACGGACACCGAAGGCCAAGTACGCGCAGCGGTGGGAAAGATTTTTGCCGATGCCATGGGGGCTACATCGGTGGACATGCTAACCGGGTTGGGATCGGTGGGCACGCGGTTAACGTCCCCATTGGGGCGCACGTTAGACGGTCCAACCGGGTTCGGTGATTCCCAAATCAAAGAATTGCAAAACCGCATCGAGTATTTACAGAACGCAAACGCACCGCCGGCGCAAATCGAAACCGCCGGGGCAGCCATTGAAGCCATTAACAAATTATTGGTGTTGCCCGAACGATTGGAAGCACTCAAAACCAATGGCGACAACGTTGGGGCGTACCTTGAACGCCAAAACAAACTGATGGAACGAACCAACGAATTGTTGGAACAATCATTGAACAACCAACCATCGAACGCACCCAACCGGTTGCGTGAGATGCTACGACCGGAGGGGCAGCCGTGAGCAACAGTATCGGGGTGATTTCGTTTGACAATTTGTTGGGCGATGTTGATTTCCCGCAAATGCGCCGCGACGTGGAAAACAGATCGGGCGATGACGGGGTAAGCATTTTCAACACGGGCCGACGCGGTAACCAATTTGAGTTGGTAGGCAAATTCGCGTTTGCCACCTACGCGTTGGCACGCACCGCCGAATTGAGTTGGGCCAACACGTTTACGGCCGCACCGGTAAACATCGTTTTGGGTGGCGTTACGTTCGCCGGTAGTGGCGTGCAATTCGTTGTACTGGACGTACGAACCAAGATAGTACCCCAGGTGTTTTACCATTGCCCACGCGCCAACGTTTCCCCCGCGTTCGTCGTCGAAGGCACGTTCCGTATTCAACCCGTGGAGGTGTAACCCGTGCCCGCCTACCCATACCCACACCCGCAGCCGACCAACAACCAATTGGTTTTTGGCGATGGACTAGCCAACGACGTTTCGGTGGCCGTGTACACACGCCAACGTTGGGCCGATGAGTGGATCGCCGACACCATGGTGGACGTGTTGAACGTGACATGGAACGCCGCGCCAAACATACCCACCGCAACATTGCGGTACCGGTATGGCCGCGTTGTCGAACAGGGGGCAGTAGTCGAAACCACACGCACCAAAAAAACGTGGTTGGGGCATTACGTCAAATTGGTGGTGACGTGTGCGGACGGGAACCGGATTTGGCACGGATTCGTTGACGACCTAGCCGACGAACAAACCGGGATTGTAACCAGGTACACGCCCGGAGCCGAACCAGGCGACCCACCCACCGCGATTCCCGAGGCCACCGGAATTCAAACCCTCAGTTGCGTGGGCATGATCGCCGCATTGGATCGAACACCGATACAACGAACCTATTTCGAAGTGGCCGCCGCGTTCGGTCCAACGGGAACCGAAACCGAGCGCGTTGCATGGTCAGCCCCCGTTTACAACGTTTCGCCGACTCGGGCACAGGCGGACGAATTCGGGGGGGCCAAGATTCCGCCGAGCCGCAGCGGTGGCCAAGTTTCCGCGATGTCGTTCGGGATTGTTGGGGCCGCGAACATACGCCAGGTGTACCAACACAAATACCCGGGTTTGTACGGGGTGAACCGCGCAAGCCCCGCCAGCGTGTGGACCCTCGGGGACGTGTTGGAAAACCTAGTTGCATACAATGCCCCGCGTGTGGGCGTGTTCGATGATGACGGATTGGAAAAAACCGTGGGGACCGATACGGGCAAAAGCGCATTTGTACCGGTGTGGATATTCGACCACGATTTGTTGGACCCACCGACGACCGCGACCCAATACGCGGATTGGTACGAACCACGGTTGGATTGCGACGGGTTAACACTCAAGGGAGCGTTGGACCGGTTGTTGAATTCGTCGAACGGGC